CGTCAACTCTGAAGATTCTGAAGTATTGGTTAGATCTGTCTGAACCGATACCATCAAGAGCTACGAATGGGTTTGCGACCATGCCGTATCTTGTTTTGAATCCTATTCTTGGTTGGAAATCATTCTCACCAACGGCTTTAACCATTGTTAGTGGAACGTATGGGCAGTAGAATAAACCTGCGTCATATGGATTAGCTCCTCTGTAACCAACACAAACGAAGTCTACAGTTGAATATGGATCAATGTAAACTTTAACTCTTCCGTTAAGAACACCAGCAAAAGTATTACCTGTGTCGTCAACGTTTAAGTTAGCTGCAAGTGCAGGTGTGTAATCTAACATACCAGCAGCTGCTAAAGCTGAAGCTACGTCTGAAGAACAAAGGATAAAGTTACCTTTACCTCTTCTTGTTTCTTTAGCGATTACGTTACACTCTCTTTCGATTTGCATGATTAGGCCTTTAAATCTTTCGACCATCCATCTTCCATCAGAGTCAGTATTGACATCAAATATACCGGAAACAGCTGTTGAAGCCTGTAAAGCACCGATTTTAGCAGTTTTTAGAACTGATCTAACAACTTCTCTGTTGATCTCTGCAAGGATCTCAGCAGATAGAATGTTAGCTAGTTCGCCTTCTGCGTCTAAACCGTGAATAGCTTTAAGGTCTTGAGCTAATTCCATTGTATACTCAGCTTTAAGAGCTCTTGACTTAGCAGTCACTGTTGATTTCTCAATAGTGAAAGCCATTTCGCCGTATGAACCGTCACCGGTTTCACCAACGCCAAGTCTCTCTGCATCAGCTGTATCTAAGCCAGAACCGAATGTTGAAACTGTATCAGCTTCATCAGCGATTGTTGCGTCTGTATCAGCATCTGTAACACCACTTAATCCTGTTGGATCAGCTTGATGTGTACCAGTTCCTGAGAAATCTGTATCAGCTTCATTGAATAAAGCTTCAGTACCAGATTGTGATGCATATTTTGATTTCATTGCAAAGATAAGTCCTGTAGGACCACTCATTGGCTGAACACCAGCGATATCATATGCAATTAAGTTAGGCATTGCTCTACGTACTAAAGAAATTAATACTGGGTCAAAAGTACCGATGTTATTCGGTGCTGAACCTGAACCAATATTGTTAGCTGCTGCTGCCTCAGAAATGAAATTTCCTTGTGCTTGAGCTCTTTCTTCTTGTAGGGCAACTTCTTGGTTTTCTAATAGTCTAGCTGTAACAGCTTTTCTATATCTGTCGGAAATTTCAGGTGCTGACTCGTGATCAAGTACAGGACCCCATTTTTCCATTAATTTTGCGTCTGCTTGAAACATTTCTGTTATCCCCTATTTACTTAGTAAAATTAGTTATAGCTTGAGTGTATCTAGACATTGACTCAGAAACTGCTTCCTCGGAAACATTCTCTTCGCCTAATAGACTATCAACTTCGTCCACTGATTCTTCGCCTTCTTTTGTGAAATATGATTCTTTAACAGTTTTCACTTTCATTTCGAAAGATTCTTTGTTATCGAATTCGATATCTTCAACTAAAGATGCTAGTTTTTCAGCTTCAGTTTCTGCAAGCCCTGAAGATTGTTCTCTTACTACTTCCTGCTTTTCAAAATTTTGAACTTTAGAATGTAGATCAATATTATCTTCTGTGGTTTTGTTTAAAGTCTCTTCTAGCTCGTTAACTTGCTCGTTGAGTTCATCAACTAAGTCAACTTTACCTTCAGGTACTTCGATATAGTGCTCTTTGAACACTGATTGAAGTGAAGTCATAAAGTCTTCAGCAATTTCGGTTCTTAAACCGTTTTGTACTGCAACTTCATTTTCTTTCATCCAACTTTCAACTACATAGTTAAGGTACGAATCAACCTTTTCTACTAATTGATTTTGAACGTCAGTTACTTCTTCTTCTAAGTTTTGCGCGTACTCGCCTTCTAATCTTTCGATTTCTTGTGTTAACTTAGATGTTAATACAGCTTCGAAGATTGTCTGTGCTTTATCACGGAACCCATCAGATAGAGTTGCCTCTTCCTTGATGATGTTTTCGAGATCTTCGTCAAAGTCAATAGCTTCTACTTTCGCTTTAGCTTTTGGATCTTCAGCTTTCTTAACACCTTTTACAGCGTCATCAGCTGATTTGACTGAAGCTTCTTCGTCATCACCGAGAACCATTTTTGAGAACATCTTTTGCGCGTCTTCTTTTTTAGCTTTTTTGAGCATATCTACTGCTGCTTGAATTACGCCAGCTTTAGTTTTTGGAGTTTGAACAGTTTCCTTTTTAGGTTCGTGCTCTTCTTCCTCATCTTCATGCTTGCCTTCTTCAAGAGTTTCTGAATCTTGAGATTCTGCTTCTGTTTCCTCGTCTAAAACTTCTTCATTTTCAACGAGCTCTTCTTCTGCATTTTCTACTACTTCTTCAGAAACTTGCTCTTCTTCAACAGATATGTCTTCAGCTAATTCGTTTTTAATAGCGTCGTCTGACATAATCATTCTCCTATGATTTTAGATTTAATTTAGAGAGGAAATTCTTAAAAGCTCTTATTTCAGCTTCTGGCAATCCAGTAGCTGGAGTGCTTTTAATTTCAGTCTCAATTTCTTCAATATCTCGTTGTCGAACTATCCCATTTTCCCATATCCATTCAACTCCTTCCATAACACCATTAACAAATGCTGATGGTGCGGATGGATCTTGAACTATATCGATGGTGGATAACATAAAGTCATTCCCCACATATTGAGCTCCGTTCTTCTGTACAAGACTTCCCATACCACTACTTGATACACCAAGCTTAACACCACCTTCGAGCAAACCTTCAACGATTTGGCCCATCGGGGTCTTAAGAATTGATGCTTTTCCTATAACATCATTTCCCTGCCAATGCAGATCAGTGATCTTATGCGAAACTTTGTCAAGGTTTACTGTTGGTCCTTCTGGATGATTTAACTCTCCAACAGCTCTTCCTTGTTTAACTTGTTCGTCGACATACTTTTGAACGGCTTTTTCCATGACGTTCTTTTCGTATATACGACCATTTCTGTTCTTTTTATTTGATTGCATGAATACGCCTTCGATAAAATAGTTCTTTGAACCATCTTTCTTAGCTTCTGCAATCACTTCTAAATTGTTTTCTACGTATTCAGTAATTAACTTCATATTAGATACCTAATAGTTTAATCATATCATCTGCAGCCTTTTGAGCTTCTTTTTCGTTTTTGTAGTTATTATCGAGTAGCTCGCCATCTACATAAACACCAAATTTGTTACCCTTTTTAGTAAGGATAACTTCTTTGTCTTTACGCTTACCAGCTTTGAAAGACTTAACTTGTTTTTCTCCGCCTTTAAGCTTAACTTTTTCTCTCAGTTCTACAAATGATATCATTTATTACTCTTCTTCTTTTTCAGCAACTTTACGCTGCACGAGACCTGATGCTATTTCTACTTTTTTAGCATCAAGTGCGGCTGTCATTTTATCAGCCATAATTCCTTCGAATTCTTTATTGGCTTTTACATTATCGCCATCTTTTAAATTTTGTATCAAATCATTTACTGCCATTTTATTTCCTCGTCAATATATATTTATAATATTTTTTGTTTTAATCGAACCTTGGATCATCTGGATCTGGCATATCGTTTTCGCCGTCCTTATTTTCCTGATCGATTTGTTTTTGTATCTCTTCGATTTCTTCATCGTTGAATCGTAATACGTTTTTACGTACCCATTCATTAGAGATAAACCTTCCAATATGTTCATCTAATGATGATAACATATCAAACCTTTCTCTTATCATTTCAGATTGTTTTAACTCTGAGAAGTAGTTGTCTTCAATATAATCAAAGGCAATACTTTCTTTCCAAGTTTTCCAATCATCTTTAGTGATAATACCTTTTAACAAGAGTTGTGTTTTAAGCAATTGCATGAATAAATCAGAAAATCTCTTTCTTAATCTATCAATAAACTTCTTAAACTTAACTTCGTCTCTTGTTATCTCAGTTGTTCTACCTAAACTATACTGAGCTTCTTGTTCTAATCTGTTAACTGGTACATTTAAACTCTTATAGAGTTTCTTTTGAAAGTATATAATATCATCAATTTGACCTAGGTTTTCACCACCTGGTAGTGTTGATATTTCTGTTCCTCTTCCACC